GCAGCACTTGTTAAAATAAGCATAAGTTTATAATTTGTGTATGTTGAACTGAATACATCATTTATTGATTGAGTGGTTACTCCACTAAAACTAGTCGTATTCAGTAAGACCATTCCAGCCTTTTTAGTACCAAGGGCTGTATTCATGGATGCATCAATTGCATCACCTAAAGTCTCGATTGCTGTTGCGCCATCTTTGACAAGATCAGTTGAAGTTGGAACTGTCCAGCCATAGTTTGGTGTAGTTGTTGCCATGTGTTAATTAACTCCTAATAAGGCGTCTTGCCATTGTAGTCCTGGGTCTATTGTACTCCAGATTTCGCCAGCAAATACATCTTGCCACGCCACTGGAACTGCTGAGAATGTGAAGTCTGAAACATTCAAAGTCAAGCGTGCAGTGAACCTGTCAATGTCCCATGACCATCCCTCAACATAACCAAAGAATTGATTTGGATATAAGAGTGCAGGGAAATCTGTGACTGATACCGGCATACCAAAGAATACACCAACAAGTGAATTAAGCAATGATGATGTCATAGTTGGTGCATCAATTTGTATTTGAATGCCTTGGATTACTGGTTGAGGATAAGCGTTAAGAAGTACTAGACGATCAGCCAATGTGTCAGCATCACTTGAGTTTTTTAAGAATGTTTGAATTGATTGTGTAACTCTGCCGTACTGACTAATTGAGTCAAGTTCCTCAACTTGAACTGCATCTTCTGCTGCCCCATAAATAACAATCACATCATTGATGATGTCATTTCTAGATGTTGTCACATTGATGCCATCTGCCAAAATAAAGTTTTTGGATATGTCCACAAATCCATTTGCTGAAACATAGTCTGCGCGTGCATCTTGATCCTGGTAACCAATGCCACCAGATGTAGTTTCATAAATATAACCTGAACCTGAATCAGCAACAATTTGAACGTAGTTCAAAGCATTCAATGGTTCTGGTGTTCCAAGTGAACTAAACAAATCATAAGTTCCAGGCGTGTCAATTGCTGATATATCAACACCTAATAATGAGTCCCATGTTTCAGTTGTGTAATCAGTCCAAACTTGTGTTGCAGGTAATTCATTCCATTTAAGTCCAAAAGTGTCAGTTACAACAGATACAATCCTGTCACCATCTTTTTGCTCAGCATAACCAACCAAGTTTGCTTCCTTGGCTGCAAGTTCTGACAACCCACCAGATGCACTGATCTGTGTAATAAATGTGTTTGTTGTTCCAGCATCAAGCACTGAAACTGAAACATCTGTGACTAGCCCTGTAAAAATTGTTGTATCAACACCTGTGTAATTGTCCAGGGTAACTGTGATGGTGTCAAAGATTTCAACATCAGTGTAAGGCAAATCTAAAAAATCAATTGTTGCAAATCCTGCTGAAGATTGTTGTTGTACATCATCACGACCCATGCTAATTTGCACACCCTCAAGTGTGTAATTTGTTACGGCTGTGCCGTTAATTTTAACTGTGGCGTTTGGTGACCAAGGCACGATTATCTACCTGGAATCATTGGCTTGACAAACTTATTGACTGTGCCAGCCTTTGCAGCGTTGTTGATTGATTTAACAACTGTGTTTGCTTGCGCTTTTGAATTAGTTGCACCAAAATTGTTTGTTATGTTAATTGCATTCAATGCGCCTTGAGGATTTCCAAAAGCAACATTGCCAACTGCTTTGACTGGTGCAAATGAGGCATCAAGTAAAGCGCCACCAATAAATGAATTGCTTAATCTTTCATATGCTCCAATGGCTTGTTCAATCTTTTCAACAAATCTAGTCATTAAATCAATTAACTTAACCAATGAAGACTCACCTGTATTTGGATCAATGTTTAATAACTTAGTAATAGAATCAGCCAAGTTCCTTAATTCTTCACCAAGAACATATGCTGAACCCTCGGTTGAATCCATGTCATAACCAAAAGTTACTGCACCAGTTCCAGCATCATAAAAGGCTTTAGTCAATCCTTGCTTGCCAGTTCTAGTAAATCCATCAACTAGTCCTGTAACAGCATCAGACATTGGCCCTGCCATAAAAGTTGCAACCTTTTCCAAAACAGGAAACAAAGCAAATCCCAATTGTTCTCTGGCTTCACTAACTGTAATTTTGATTCGTTCCATACGACCAGCAAAAGTTTCGGCTGCAATTGCTGCTTGACCACCAAAGTTTGCATTTAACTGTTTTACAATTTCATCAAAAGATACATTTTCTTCTTTAGTGACTTTAACAATTTTTCCTTGTTTTGCAATACTGTCATTGTATTTGTCTGATGCACCAGCAGCAGCGAGTTGAGCCTTTTCTAAAGCGTTTTGTGCTTTTTGAACATCTAATGCATCAGACTTTGAATTGTTTAATACTTTGTTCAATCGTTCTTGCGCTGAGGCCACACGCAAAGAAGCAGATTCATTATTTAATTCTTGTTTTGCTAAATCTGCTTTTGATACTTTCAAAGTCTTGGTTGAAGTTGTTGTGGTTTTAAGTTCAATACCAAGATTCTTTAATGCTTTAAAATTTCCGTCATATGCTTTTGCCAATATATTTGAAACTTCTTCAAGAGATTTTCCACTGCCGGCTGCAACATCAAGTGCAAGTGTTTGAAGTTTTTGTGCTTTACTCAAATCATTAGTGGAAATTAACAGTCTTTGCAATGATGGTCTTAACTGATCATCAGCAATTCCAGTTGCTCTTTGTGTGACATCAATATAAGCCTCTGTTGCAGCAATCTGTTCATCAGTTGCTTGAACTGTTCCTCTTAAAGTTTGAGCCAAGGATGCCTGGGCTTTTTCATCTTCAATGGCTGCTTTAACTGCACTGACACCAATTGCAAATGCTGCTGTGCCAACTGCTGTTGCAAGTCCTAAAAATGCTTTGGCTGCGTTTGCCACAACTTTATCAACTTTGTTTGTAAATGATGTTGTGTCTGTTGATGCTTTATCTAAGCCAGTTGAGAATTGCGCTGTGTCTGCAAGTAGTTGCAGTTTCAGGGTTCTAATGTCTGCCATGTTATATCCTTTCGCGCCATTCTCGTCTTATTCTATCAACTTCATCGACCCATCTTTTGGTTATGTAAGGTTGCAATGCTTTGAGTGTTGGAAAAATAAAGTAACCTGCGTTACCTCTGCCCTCGCGTGGTGATCGTGGTTGAAATTGTTTGTACCCGGTATATTGACCAGATTTTCTATTGCGTGACCTGTTTTGGTAAGCACCAAATTCAACACCAAGTGCAATTTCACCAACTGGTGTTCCATTTGCAAGTTTTGGGTTATCGCCACCAATGCTGATTACTGGCCCTCGTTTGAAACTGTTTGAAACTTTAATTGATCTTGCAAGTGCTTGGCCTTGTTTAGTTGTTTGCAATGCTGAACCAATGGCAGATGCAGCATCATTAGCAATATCTCTAGATGTTTTTTTCATATCTTCTTTTGCAATATCATCCATGTTTTTGAAAGTTTTTAATATGGCTTTAATATCTTTGTCAGCAATCTTAATTTCAAAAGGTCTAGTTGCCATGAAATTTATTCACCACATCTGCAATTGTTGATACCTGCTCTGCCGAAAGCGTTTTGAACTCTGACAATGGCTGGCGCGAAACAATTGCCAGTTCTATCAAAGTGCGTTCTATGCTTCCGGCTGTGTAAAATTTGTTGTTGCAAAATCCTTTGAATTGATGTGAACAACTTGTGATCGCCAATCTTCAAACTTGCCAACTGGTTTATCACTGAGTCGTTTTTGCATTTGATAAGCAAGCCAGAATTGTTGTTCCAGGCTTGGTGGCAATTCTCGTTTGAACAATTCCAAAAAAGTTGTGTTAGTTTCTTTTTCAGCCTGCGCAATTTCCCATGGAATAGTCCATTCTTCATAGGACTTTCCATTAGCAAGTTTCCATTCTATTTGTATCTTAAACATTTAAGGTGACCCCTGTCGGTAGGTTAAGAGATTGAAACTGAGCGAATTGGCATTGATACGGAAACAGTTAATGCATCCGGTGCAGCGCCACCAAAATCTGGTCTCTTTGGTAAAACACTCAAAGTCATAGTTTTGCTATTGATTTGAATTGTAACAGTTTTTGTTGTGGTTGGTGCTGTGTCAGCATCGCTCCAAATGTCATCACAAACTGAGCCTGCTGCGCCCCAGTCTTGTAATAGTTCTACTGTTAGTGTTCCAACTTCTTTGTCCACTACATAATCAACTAATCCATTCAAGGTTTGAACAGTTGAGTTTGGATCATCTAGTGTAACAGTTGCACTGATTATTTGGTCATCATAATTCACAGAGTCATATGTGAACGCAATCGATCTACCAGTAATTACTGTGCTTGGCATATATTTCCTTTCTTATGGATTGTAGATTGTAGTTATTGATACTTCAACCGAATAAACATCACTGGTATTCGCCTGTCGTATCCTTGGGCTCGAAACGGATTGTATCTGCCAAGTTTGTCCTATCAATGGCAAGACTGTGCTAACCATTGTTTCAAGTTGCGTTAATGCACCAGGATTTGTGTTTGGTGCTGCAACTAATTCAAGTATGTATCTGACGCGCCATGCTTTGTTGTTTCCAATGGTTACTGGTTCTAACCATGGATCAGCTGACAAAATCATGATGCTTGGAGTTGTCACAAATTCTGCACCAAAGTCAACAACCGAATAAACGCTGTTTGATGTAATTTGTGTTTTAAGTGCTGAACGTAATGTTGCTAATGTCATCCGATTAATGCCTCAACATCAATGTAAGCGCCAAGCATTCCCACAATTCTGTTTTGGATTGTACGGCCAAGTATGTAAGGTTGTGGAACAAAATCTAATCCTTGCTGAACTGATCCTGCTGATGTGCGTGCTTTGAACACATCAAGTGAAACTGTTAGCACTGCTGATTCAACTGGTGCAACATCTGCGTATTGTGACAGACCATTTACTGTAACTAAGCCATTTGGGATGATATTTCGCCAATC